CGAGTTCGGCGATACCTTCAGCAACGTGAACTTCACTGCGCTGAGCGACGGCCGCGTGCGCAAGTACAAGGGCACTGCCGATGCGGCGACATGACCCTGACCGTTGGCCTGGACAACGGCGACGCCGGCCAGTTGGCGCTCAAGAACGCCCATGCCGACCGCTCGAAGGGCAACTACAACATCCGCATCACCCTGAACGACGGCCTGCCGGGAGACCCGTCGGCTGAGCCTCCGGTGCCGGCGGTGCCGCCCACCACCTTCTACTTCGGTGCGAAGGTGATGAACAACACCGTGGCTGCTGGCAGCGCCGACAACGTGGTTCGCCGCAATGTGACCCTGGGCATCAACACCGAGATCCTCGAGATCCCGGTTGCGATCTGACCTGGCCCCGACGAACGAAAGCCCGCCTCGCGCGGGCTTCGTCGTTTAAACGACCCGTGAAAGGAACACCATGAGTGAAGCCCTGCACGGCACCGTCACGCTGGTGATCGGTGCCCGTACCTACACGCTGCAGCCGACCCTGGAGGCCGCGCTGAAGATCGAATCGCGCTTCGGCGGCCTGCGCCCGGCGATGGAGTCCATGCGCCTGCTGAGCATTGGTGCCTGCGCTGATGTCGTGATCGCTGCCGCCGGCCTGAAGCCGGAGGAGCACACGACCCTCGCCACGCAGGTTTTCGAGACTGGCGTGGTCAAGGTCTCCGCGCAGCTCACCGACTACATCGCCGGCCTTCTGAGCCCGGTGCCGCCGAGCATCGCCGAACGGGGAAAGCTCGAGGCGGCCAGCACAGCGCCGTGAGAAATGGCAGCTACGTCGACTACCTGTTCGGCGTGGCCACCGGCTGGCTGGGCTGGCCGCCTGACACTGCATGGCGAACGCCCATCCCGCAGATCCTGATGGCGCTGGATGCCCGCCTGGACTGGATGGGCGGCGGCAAGGCTCAGCAGCACGCTGCGCCGAAACAGAAGGCCAGCGTGGCCGACCGCTTGAAAGCGTTCCTGCGGGGACGACAGGAACCATAGCGCCGCCTTCTGGCGGTTCTTTTACGCCCGGAGAACACGATGTCCGACCAAGAAGTCCAGGGGATGCTGATTCAGCTGGAGGCCACCACTGCGCAACTGCGTCGGGAACTGGCCGGTGCGGACAGTGTGGTCGCCAGGACAACGCAGAGCATCGACCGCAACCTGGCTCAGGTCGATTCCGCGTTTGACCGGACGGCTCGGGGCGCCCAGCAGGCTGGCACGCTGATCCGTGGCGCCTTCGCTGCGATCGCCGGTGCCGGCCTGGTGGGCAGCATCATCCACCAGGTGGACGCCTACGGTCAGATTGCCGACCGCCTGAAGATGGCCACCGGCAGTACCGAGGAGTACAACGAGGTCCAACAGCACCTGCTGCGCACTGCGCAGGAGACCTACCGGCCGTTGGCTGAGGCGCAGGAACTGTACATCCGCACGGCCGACGTCATGCGCTCGCTGGGCTTCGACACCCAGCAGACCCTAGACATCACCGACAGCTTCAGCTTCCTGCTGGTGACCAACGCCGCGTCGGCCGACAAGGCCAGCTCGGCGCTTGGCGCCTACTCGAAGGCCCTGCAAACCGGCAAGGTCGAGGCTGATGGTTGGGTATCGATTCAGGACGCGATGCCGACCATCGTCGATGCGATCGCCAGCGCGACCGGCAAGAGCGCGGAAGAGATCCGCAAGCTGGGCGTGCAGGGCAAGCTGTCGCTGGACGACATCAACACCGGCTTGCTGCGTACTGTGGAGGTCAACCGCAAGGCTGCCGCCGACATGTCGGTGAGCGTGCAAGATGCTCTGGTCAACATCCAGAACTCCATCACCACCTTTGCCGCCGGAATCGAGGAAGGAACTGGAGCGCTAGACCTGCTGGCCAGTGCTCTGGGCGTTGTTGCGAATAACGTTGAATGGCTCGCCGGGTTGGTTGGTGGCGCGCTTGTCGGCGCGCTGACCCTCTACTCGGCGCGCGCAGCGGTTGCCACTGCCGCCACGCTCAAGTCCGCAGCTGGAGCGCTCACTGAGCGGAATGCGCGGATTGCTCAGGCAGACGCCATTCTTCAGGCAGCCATTGCTGAGCAGCGGAAAGCCCAGACGGCGACCTTGTTGGCGGAGCGCGAGGCGATTGCCGCCCGCGGTACTGCCGTCCAGACCGAAATGTCGATCCAGCTCGCTCAGGCGAGGCAGCGGGAGGCAGCTGCAACGGCATCCGTGGCCGCGGCTCAGGCTGGCCTGCGCACTGCCTCCACTGGCCTGCTGGCCGTGCTGGGCGGCCCGATGGGGCTGGCCCTGCTTGCCGGCACTGCGGCGGCCAGCTTCCTGCTGCTTCGAGACAATGCGGGCCAGGCGAGCGTTACCCTGGAGGAAATGGCGAAGCCGGTTGCACAACTCCGCGAAGAGTTTGTGAAGCTAAACCGGGCCCAGCGTGAAGGTGCTTTGCTTGATTGGAAGGACAAGGAGCTCACTGCCACTGAGCAGGTCAATCAAGCCTACGGCGAGTTGGCTCAGTCCATCCGTTCCGCCACCGTAACGGCGCCTGCGCGGGATTCAAGCGGCCGCTATAACCAGCAGCTTGCTGAGTATCAGTCCGTCATTGAGCGCCTGAACGAGGCTCGTGATAGCGGTGCGGACCTGACCGACATACTTCGCGATGTCGGGCAGAGGCTCAACATCCCGCAAGAAACTGTTAACGGATGGCTAAGGCAGTCGAGCGCGGTCAGCAAGGCTGACGACGTGCTGTCGGCGGTTGTCGAGCGGGTGCGGACACTGACAGGCGCCCTGGACGAAAATACCGCCTCGACCAACGCCAACAACGCCGCCAAGACCGGCATGAGCAGCGCCGGGCAGACCTACCTGGAGACGCTGCAGAAGCAACTGGGCGGCCTGCAGGACAGCAACGACGCGATCAAGGCGGCGAATCGGTTCATTGCCAACAACACCGACCTCACCGATACCGACCGTCAAGCGATTCTCTCGGCTGCGAACGCGATCGAGGCGCAGAAGAAAGCCAACCAGGCGGCGACGGCGAGCGGCAAAGCGCGCACGAAGTCGCTGCAGGATGAGGTCAAGGCGCTGGATGCGCTGATCGACAAGGCCCTACCGGAGAAGAAGCGCCTGGAGGATCTGGCCGAGGGAGTGGAGAAACTGCGCAAGGCGCAGGCCGCCGGCAAGATCACCAGCGCCGAGATGGAGCTCGGCATCAAGAACCTGAACGAGGCCTATGCCGACGGCTCGATCCAGAAGCGCATCCAGCAGGAACAGAAGCTGGCGGAGCAGCGGCGCAACAGCGCCGATGCCTATCGAAAGGCGATGGAGGTGGTGCTGCAGGCGCGCCAGGATGCGATCAACTCTGACGTGGCCGGCATCGGCCTCGGGGACGATGAGCGCGACCAGGCGCAGCGGCTAGACGCCGTGCGGAAGAAGTACGCCGACCTTCGGCGCGAGCTGGAGGCGCAGCAGGAGGACGCCAGCCGGCGCCTTGGCCCGGCGGCCTACGAGCAGCGGCTGGCGGATCTGGCGGACTTCCAGGCGCGCGAGTTGCAGATGGAGGTCGACGGTTATGGCGCGCGGCTCGATGCTCAGCGGGACTACCGCAACGGCGCACGCCGGGCGTGGCAGAACATCCAGGCCGACGCGGCGGACGTCGCTTCGGCCACCGATGACATGCTCACCACTGGCTTCAACACCGCTAGCAACGCCCTGGCCGACTTCGCCACCGCCGGCAAATTCAAGTTCCGCGACTTCGCCAGTAGCGTGATCAACGACATGGCGCGGATTGCCAGTCAGCAGGCGGCGACGGGGCTTCTCAGTGGTGTGCTGGGCGCGGGTGTCTCGGCTTTCAGCGGATGGATGGGGGGCTCTGCCACGGCCGGGGCCTCGGCTTCCGGCTACACCGGCAACGCTTACGCGAACTGGGCCGCCGCCCAGGCAGACGGCGGCGCCTGGGCCAATGGCGTGCAGTTCTTCGCCAACGGCGCGGCCTTCACCAACTCCATTGTCAGCCGGCCGACCGCGTTCGGCATGGCGGGCGGCCGCACAGGAGTCATGGGCGAGGCTGGGCCGGAGGCGATCCTGCCGCTGGCTCGCAGCGCTGATGGCTCGCTGGGCGTTCGCTCGGTGGGTGGCGGCGGTGGTACTGCTCTGCAGGTGAATGCGCCTGTCGCGGTCACTGTTGAAGACCGCAGTTTGGAAGGCATGGAGTTGGACCAGGAGGTGCTACAGCAGAACATGCAGATGCAGATGAAGGCGGCGGCAGAGCGCGCCGTCGCTGATTCGTGGCGCCCGGGCGGCGTCAGCTACCGCAACGCGGCCGGGAGGGGCTGATGGCAATCGAGACATTTACCTGGGTGCCCGATGACGGGGCTGATGTCGACGGCACCCTGCGCACTCGCACGTCGCAGTTCGGCGATGGGTATGCCCAGGAGTCGGGCGACGGACTCAACGGCGAAAGCCAGAGTTGGTCGCTGACCTTCGGCGGCCTTCCGGATGAGGTGGGCCCTATCCTCGACTTCATCCGTCGGCACAAGGGCTATCGGTCGTTCCTCTGGACTCCGCCCGGCGGTGAGCTGGGCCTTTACACGTGCAAGGCCTACCGCAAGCAGCGTCGCCCCGGTTCGATTGAAGTTCTGTCGCTCACCTTCGATCAGGCGTTTCACCCATGAACCTCATTCTGCAGATCCAGAAGCTGGAGCCAGGCTCCGAGATCATGCTGTTCGAGCTGGACGGCAGCGAGTTCGGCGCTGACGTGCTGCGCTTCCACGGCCATGCCATTCCGCACACCCCGCAGGAGCTGGCCGCCGCCGGCGCCAACGCGGATCAGTTGCCCGCGAAGTCGATCTGGTGGCAGGGTCAGGAGTACGCCGCCTGGCCGGTACAGATCAGCGGCATTGAGGCGAACGGGGACGGCACCGCGGTTCGCCCGAAGTTCTCAGCGGGGAACGTCAGCGGGCGCCTGACGGCGCTTTGCCTGGCCTTCGATGACTTGGCCAACTTCCAGCTGACTATCCGCGAGACGCTGGCTGAGTTCCTGGACGCGGAGAACTTCCCCGGCGGCAACCCGGATGCGGACCCCACGCAAGAGTCGATCAGCATCTGGTACATCGACCAGAAGACCGGCGAGGACAACCAGGTGGTCGAGTGGGAGCTGGCCAGCCCTGGCGATGTTGGCAACGAAGCGATCGGCGGCAGATGACCACGCTCTGCCACTGGTGCATGACCGGCGGCTATCGTGGCCCCGACTGCGGCTACACCGGCCCTTATTTCGACATCGACGACAACCCGACCGACGACCCTGCGAAGGACCAGTGTGCCGGCCTCTATCGGTCCTGCAATAAGCGTTGGGGGCAGGGCAATCAGTTGCCCTTCGGCGGTTTCCCGGCCGTGTCCCTGATTGCCCGGAGCTGACCATGCGTAAGCAGATCCTGAGCGCCATTCAGGCGCATGCGGCCGAGGAGTACCCGCGCGAGGCCTGTGGCTTGGTGGTTGGCGCCGGCCGGCGGCAGCAGTACGTCCGTTGCCGAAATACGGCCAGCCAGCCGCGGGAAGAGTTCCGCCTGCACCCGGAGGACTACGCTGCGGCGGAAGACCTGGGCGAGGTGGTGGCCATCGTGCACAAGCCATCCGGACGCCACCAGCAGGCCGTCACCGCACGACCTCGCCATGTGCGAGGCGTCGGGCCTGCCCTGGCACATCCTCAGTTGGCCGGAGGGCGACCTGCGGACCATCGCGCCGCAGAGCAACATCCCGCTGCTGGGAAGGCCGTTCGTTCATGGCGCCTGGGACTGCTGGCAGGTCTGCGCCGACTGGTACCAGCGCGAGTGGGGCCTGGAGTTCGAGCGCTTCGCGCGCGAGGACGGCTGGTGGGAGCAGGCCGATGGGCCGAGCCTGTATGAGCAGCACTTCCAGGCGGCCGGGTTCTGCCCCGGTCGACCAGCCGCGGCGCGGCGACATGATCGTCTTCGAGGTCGGGCGCCACGCAGCACCCGAACCACGCCGGCATCTACCTCGGTACCGACGCGGCTCTGCCCGGGGAGGACAGCAAGGTCTTCGGCGCCGGGCCATTCCTGCTGCACCACCTCTACGGCAAGCCCAGCGAGATCATCGTCTACGGTGGCAACTGGCACGAACGGGCGCGGCTGGTGCTGCGGCACCGTCAAGCCAGGGCATAGCCTGTGCTACCCTCCGGCGTTTGGAAGTGCTGGCCGGGATGGCAAAGTGCAAAAGCTCATAGTGATTTTGCTTGCGGTGATCGTTGTATTGATCGCGCCCTGGACGCTTGCGGTGCTGTTTGCGGGTGTGTTGGCGTACGGTATTTGGCTGGCGGTGGTAGGGCTGATCACGGCAATCTTTGTGGCCGGGTACATGTACAAGAACAGCGAAGGCCGCCGGCAGCGCCGAATTCAGAAGGTCGTCGATGCGGCGAATAAACGGAATGGATCTCAGGGGATGAAGCCATGAAGAAGTTGATTGGGTTGGCCATGTTGATGGCGCTGGTGGGGTGTTCCACAAGCCAGACTTCAGCCGAGAACGCCGAGCGAGTTCCGGCTTCACGTGTCTCTTACAGCGGGTCCGGTGATTCTAGCGTGCAGATCACTCGTGATAGTGGCGCTCTTGGTTCTGGCTGCTATCTCGGTATCTTCTGGGATGGGCAGTTGGCGGCTCGTATTGGAAGTGGTGAAACGGTAAGGCTTTCGGTGCCTTCCGGCGAGCACCTAGTTGGTATGGGCGATGACCCACATGGTAATGGCCTGTGCGCTATAGGCGGCAATGCCATGCGCGAAGTGCCCGCCAACCTCAAGCCTGGGCAAAACAGGCGCTATAGGGTTTCAGGTGATATGGGCGGATTCCAGATCGCACCCAGCTCCTTCTGAAGTAGATAGGCCGCCTCCGGGCGGCCTTGTAGTTTATGGAGATGTGAAATGCTCGATTCTACTCCTACGGTCATCAAGCTATCAGGCCCCCTGATTCGGGAATTTGGTCGCGAGCACTCGCGATTTCTCGACACCGGGTCGGTGCATGAGGCGTTCAGCGCTCTTCGAAATACCTTGCCTGGCTTTAAGGAAGCGATCGCCAGGCTTCAGGCCTTGGGGATGCGGTTCGCGATTTTCCGTAATCGGAAGAATGTGGGCGAGGATGCTTTTGCTGGGAGCGGAGCGCGGGAGATTCGTATTGTCCCGGTGATCGCAGGCAGCAAGCGCGCAGGGCTGTTGCAGACAATCGTCGGTGTGGCGCTAATGGTCGCCAGTATCTGGACTGGACCCACTACCTTTCAGATCGGCGCGGCGCTGACGTTGGGCGGTGTTGCTCAGATGCTCAGCCCCCAAGCCAAGGGCCTGAGCCAGTCAGCCGCCCCGGAGAACCTGCCCAGCTACGCCTTCGGCAGCGCCAGAAACACTACCGCCAGCGGGAATCCGGTGCCGATCTGCTACGGGAAGCGCCGGTGGGGTGGGGCGATTATTTCGGCGTCGATCTACGCCGAAGACAAGGTGTAACAACCAACCATGAGCGGCTATGCCGCGGGAGAGTGTGATGAAACTCGATAAGCTGGATGTGGTCGTAGAGCTTCCGCAGCCTGGTAGTGCAGAGTTCGAAAGGCTTGTCTCGGAGGCAACGATCTCGCCGGTTGATGTCACTGGCCTGTGTCTGCCGAAAGAGCTTACAGACGAGTTGGAAAGAAAAGCCGACCTGCTCGAGCGTCGGCTTTCGAGGATGGAGGCGGCTCTTGGGCTTGAGCCGATCCTTTAGATCTGATCCATCTTGCTGGCAGCCCTCAGCCCTGAAATCAAGGCATCAAGAGCCAGGTGGTGCTCAGAAGATCCGTCGCGGAGGGAAGCATCTGCTGGCATTTTGGATTTGATGGTCTCGATATGCTCAACCACCTTGTCGATGGCCCCTTTGTTCGTTGACCCAAGAATTGAGCCAACCACCGATAGTGCGGCCATAACGCTCAGTTGGAAGGGTGACACAACGGGCTTTTCGCTCATCTTGACCTCCTAGGTCTTTAACCGCGCCGACATTGGCGCCTCCCGATCCCTGGGCCGGCACGCTCAGGGTCGGGAAACCCTTGCATGAAGGCACGACGCTACTACCCCGGTAGGGTGGTTGCCACTGGCATTTCATCCACGCTGTACAACCTTCCAGCCCGCCTCGCGCGGGCTTTTTCATGCCCGGAGGAAAGCATGGGCGCAATTCACCAGCACCTGGCCGGCCGCAAGGGCGGCAGTAGCAAGCCCAAGCAACCGTCGATCGCGCGCGACAGCCTGCAGTCGGTGGCCACCGCCAAGCTTCTGCTGGCGGTGGGCGAGGGCGAGTTCGCCGAGGGGCCGAGCGACCAGGACATCTACCTGGACAACACCCCGCTGATGGACGCCAGCGGCAACGTCAACTTCCCCAACGTGAAGTGGGAATGGCGAAGCGGCAGTGTCGATCAGGACTACATCCCCGGAATCCCCTCGGTGGAGAACGAGACCACGGTGAACGTGGAGCTGCGCAGCGACACCCCGTGGGTGCGTTCGGTGACCAACACCCAGTTGTCCGCCGTGCGCCTGCGCTTCGCCTGGCCGGCCCTGCAGAAGCAGGAGAGCAGTGGGGACGTGAACGGCTACCGGATCGAGTATGCCGTAGACGTCAGCACCGACGGCGGCGCCTACCAGCAGGTGTTGCTGGATGCTGTCGGCGGCAAGACCACCAGCCGCTATGAGCGGAGCCAGCGCATCGACCTGCCGGCGGCGACCACTGGTTGGCAGGTACGCGTGCGCCGGATCACGCCGAACCAGAACAGCAGCTTGATCGCCGACACCATGCTGATCGCCGGTCTGACTGAGGTGATCGACGCGAAGCTGCGCTACCCAAACACAGCTCTGCTCTACATCGAGTTCAGCGCAGAGCAGTTCAGCAACATTCCGGCCGTCACCGTCGAGTGCAAGGCCCGCAAGGTCCAAGTGCCGACCACCTACGACCCGGAGCTGCGCACGTACACCGGCGTCTGGGATGGCAGTTTCAAGAGCGCCTGGACCAACAATCCCGCGTGGATCACCTACGACATCAGCACCAACGCGCGCTTCGGCCTGGGCAAGCGGATCAAGCCCTGGATGGTGGACAAGTGGGAGCTCTACAAGATCGCCCAGTATTGCGACCAATTGGTGCCAGACGGGAAGGGCGGCCAGGAGCCGCGCTTTCTGTGCGATCTGAACCTGCAGTCGCGCTCCCAGGCATGGACGCTGCTGCGGGATATCGCGGCGATCTATCGGGGGATGAGCTATTGGGCGCAGGGCCAGCTTGTGTCGCAGGCCGACATGCCGCGCACTGCCGACTTCGACTACGTGTTCACCCGGGCGAATGTGATTGACGGGAAGATGACCTACGGCGCCGCCTCGGCTCGCACCAGATATAGCCGCGCCCTGGTCAGCTACGACAACCCGGCGAACAACTACGACACCGACGTGACGGGCTATTCCGACGCGCCGTTGCTGCGTCGCTATGGCGACAACCCGGTGGAGCTGTCTGCCATCGGCTGTACGCGAGAGAGCGAGGCGCAGCGGCGCGGAAAGTGGGCGGTGCTGACCAGCGTGCAGGACCGCACCATCACCTTCGCCACCGGTATGGAAGGCCGGATTCCGCTGCCGGGCTACATCATCCCGGTGGCTGACTCTCTGCTGGCCGGCCGCGAGATTGGCGGCCGGATCTCGGCTGTTGTTGGCCGCGTGGTAACGCTCGATCGCGTCACTCAAGCCAAGGCCGGTGATCGCCTGATCATCAACCTGCCGAGCGGGCGCGCCGAGGGCCGGACGGTGCAGTCGGTCAACGGCAAGGCCGTCACCGTCACCGCGGCCTACTCGGAGGCGCCGGAGCCGGAACTGTGCTGGGCGCTCGACGCCGATGACCTGGCTGTCCAGCTCTATCGGGTGATGAGCACCAAGCGTGACGACAACGGCCAGTGGACCATCAACGGCCTGCAGTACGAGCCGAGCAAGTTCGACCACATCGATACCGGCGCACGGCTGGAGGAGCGCCCGATCAGCATCATCCCGGTCACTACCGTGCAGCCACCGGCCAGTGTCACGCTCTCGTCGCGCTGGACAATCGACCAGGGGCTGGCGGTGAGCACCATGACGATCACCTGGCCGGCAGTGGAGGGCGCCGTCGCCTACGACGTGGAATGGAAGAAGGACAGCGGCAACTGGATCCGCCTGCCGCGTGCCGGCACCACCAGCGTCGATGTGACTGGCATCTACGCTGGTGGCTATCTGGCGCGGGTGCGCGCGGTGTCGGCCTTCGACATCACGTCGGTCTGGAAGAGTTCGATCCTGACCCAGCTCAGCGGCAAGACCGGCGCGCCGCCGGCGCTGGCGTTCCTGCGTACCACCAGCGGACCGTGGAAGATCGGTCTGGAGTGGGGATTCCCGGCCAGTGGCGCGGCGGACACCGCCTACACCGAGATCCAACAGTCGGTCACCCCAGGCGGCAGCGAGCAGAACGCAACTGCCCTGGGCTTGTTCGCCTACCCGACCGACACCCATACGCTGACCTCACTGGCGGCCGGCGCTCGCCTGGCCTTCCGCGGGCGCCTGATCGACCGTACCGGCAATGTCGGCCCCTGGTCGACCTGGGTCGACGGCATCAGCTCGACGGATGCGAGCGAGTACAACGAACTGATCACCAAGGAGTACGTCGAGTCTGCGCTGGGCGAGCAGTTCTTCGCCGACATCGATCAGATGCAGGTCGATATCAGTGGCCTGCAGGACCAGATCGATAATCTGACCGATGTGCTGGCCTACGACCCGACGAAGACCTACGCGAAGAACGATATCGTGCGGGTCGGCAACCGGCTGTATCAGGCGAAGCAGGCGGTTCCGCTCAACGCCTCGCCGCCGAACGCGACATACTGGGCCGACATCGGGCAGTCGATCGAGACGGCCAACGGCCTGGCCCAGCAGGTGGCCACCAACACCGCGGATATCACCGAGCTCGACGGCAAGGTCGAGGCGGCGGCTTCGAGCCTGGATGTTCTGCAGGCTGCCGCCCGCCGGGAGCCGGCGACCGGAGAGAAGGCCGATGCGCTGAAGGGCTGGGACACCATTGCTCGAGCAGCCACCGAAGTCACCGTGCGGGCAAACGAGGACGAAGCGCAAGCGAAGCGGACCAGCTTGTTGGAGGCGCGGACCGGGACGGCGGAGGGCAGGATCGCCACCGTGGAGTCGGTCGTTGCGTCGAACAATGCCGTAACCGTCCAACGCCTGGATCAGCTGTCTGGCCAAGTCGCGAGCAATGCCTCGGCGATCAGCACGGAACAGACCGTCCGTGCCAACGCGGACAGCGCCCTGGGGCAGCGGGTGGATACCGTCAGCGCGCGCACCGATACCAACGAGGCGAACATCCAGACCACCTCTCAAGCGGTTACCTCGCTGGATGGCAACGTCAAGGCGCTCTACAGCGTGAAGCTCCAGGCGCATGCCAACGGACAGAAGTACGCCGCTGGCTGGCAACTGGGTTTCGACAGCGGCACGAGCGTGACGAGCATGGCGTTCCAGGCCGATCGGTTCCTCTGGTTCAACAGTTCCAGCGGGCAGACCGTGGCGCCGGTCTCGATCGTCGGCGGACAGATGTTCATCAACAACGCGATGATCCAGGACGGATCGATTACCAACGCGAAGATCGGCAACGTGATCCAGTCGACAGCCCTCGGTGCCAACGGCGAGCCGCTGTGGAAGCTGGATAAAGCGGGGAGCTTGACGATGAACAGTTCCACTAGCGGAGGTTTTATGCGGCAAACGGCAGAGGCGATCAAAGTGTATGACGGAAACTTAGTTCTACGAGTCCAGATTGGGAATCTGGATGTATGAGTTTCGGGATTCGGCAGCGCAACGCTAGCGGTAGCATTGTGTTCGATAGTTCCTCTTACGCCATGCGCATGGTGTATCGACTGGTTATAGGAAGTATTTCGCAAGGTATGTCGGTTGCTGTGCCGGGGTTCGATTCATCAAGGGGAGTACTGTTCTTAACGGTCGAGGGGAATCCCTATGCATATATACCGTCATACACAATATCTGGATCCACTATAGCATTTGTGCGAAGTGGTGCGTCTAACTCTATATATACATTATATGCGGTGATGTTTTCATGAGTTACGGTGTGAGGTTTGTAGGTGATTACGGTCAGGTCATAATCGATCAAGATCACCCATGCATGCATGTCGTTGCAGAAGGAACATACAGCGGAGGGAGTGTCACGTATCCCGCACCTATAGCTAGCGTAGTTCCTCCGTTTGTCTTCTTCTCGCCAAACGGTTCCCATCTAATATCTTTTTTTAAGCATGTGGGAGTTCCCGGTAGGTGGACCGGGTTCACGTTCTCTCAACTTGTGTTCTCGGCAATGACTGGAGTTGCGTATGGCGGTAAGTGGAAAGCCTGCGCCGTGTATTTGCCTAGAACCTCTGGATGGGGAATGCAGGTGTTCGATAATGAGTCACGGGTTGTTTTTGATAGCAATCGTCAAATTGCTCGATATTTAGGTGGAAGCCAGAATTGGAACTACGCTGGTAGAGATACAGGAGCGTTGCCTGGCTACACTTTGAACACTTGGGCTACTCCGTGGGCGTGGGGTGGGGCATATTTTTTAGTTAGTCATTTCAATGCGCAAACGGGCCATACGCCTGATCCTTCTGACGTAGGGATAGGGTTTGTATTCTCAGGGAATTCACAGATATACGTGACAGCCTACATGCCGGGGGGTGGTCAACCTGCTTTCCCGGTTCCGTTTAACACTCCGCTTTTAGTAATGGCGTGATTACAAGGAGGCAGTATGGCTTGGTATTCCAGTGGCACAGTAGCGGTGACCGCAAATAGCCCGACCGTTACCGGTGCCGGCACACAGTTCTCGTCCAATGCCCGAGTCGGCGATGCATTTCGCGGACCCGATGGACGTTGGTACGAGGTCACAAACGTGGCCAGTTCGACGGTCATCTCGATCAAGCCCAACTACCAGGGCAGCACGGCCAGCGGCCAGTCCTATGCGGTGGCGCCGATCCTGGGCTACGACAAGGACCTGTCGGATCGATTCAACCTGATCGCCAGCCAGTGGGGGGCAACCCTGGCGGGGATCAAGCCCTGGGCGCTCTCTGCAAATGCGGCGGCAGCGCGGGGGGATCTCGGCCTCGGCAGTGCGGCTGTCCGCGAAGCGCTTGGTAGTTCGGGCGCGCTGTATTCGCGAGACAGTATTCTCGGCGCTGTTTCGCAGTCGAGCGGAGCGCCTACCGGGGCAGTAATCCAACGCGGCAGCAACGCGAATGGTGAGTTCGTGAGGTTCGCTGATGGAACGCAAATATGCATAGTCACGTTGTTGGGTGATGGTAGTCAGCAGCCAAATACGTCTATATCACTGCCCCTGCCGGCTGCATTTCTGGGTAATTGGAGCACCGGTGTCAGCGTGAGTTGGGCGTCGCATGTGAGCAACCCTTCTGTGGCAAACGGGCTGAAAGTTGCCTATGCAAACGGCTCGACATTGTTCTTCATCCTTCAGGACGCACTGGCCACCAATCGTTTGATTTTCACTTTGGTAGGGAGATGGTTCTGATGATCATCAAGTTGTCACCGTACGCACCACTGCCAGGCAGCGACGAGCACCTGTCGCTGAGCAGGGCTGGCGATGTACTCACCGTGAACGGCCAGGCGTTCGACTTCACACCGTTACCGGAGGGTGGCGAACTGCCGGCTGAGGCTATTGGATCAGAGTGGTTCGCTGGTCCTGTGCTGCGACGTGCCGGCCAGTTGGAGCTGATCCTGCGGTTCCCGCTGGCTGATGATGCCAGTGCCGCCGCTCGCTTCCCTGAACCGCTGATGATCGAGGCCGATGGCCCAGTGGAGTTACCGCGATGATCGACTGGAGCCAGGTAAAGACCACTGAACAGCAGGCGCAAGAGCGCAGGCAGGCTGAGTACGATGCCGCAGCCGCAGCGCGGGCAAATGCCTACCGCCTGGAGAGTGACCCGCTCAAGACCGAGGCCGAGTTCGATGCGATCAAGGCCGGTACCGAGCCGGACTACAGCGCCTGGGTCGCCAAGGTCGAGGAGATCAAGGCCAGGTATCCGCTGCCTAAGGCTGATTAGGGCGCGTCCGTCAAAAATAGTTTCCGCATCAGAAACCATACCCCCTGGTTTTGCTCGTCTGCAAACCCTGTTTTGATTTTCTGGTGCGGAAATATATTCTTCCTAACTCATTGATATATATGGCTATGGTTGCTGCCCGGTGATCTTCTGCCTTATGTTTGATTTTCTATGTGCATCAGTAGCTTAAGGCTGATCGCTTCCGCAAATTTTGTATTCGTTTCCGCAATTCATGCCTATCTAACGGGGTTCACGGCCTTCCCGATCCGACGGTAGACGCGTTTCGTGATCTCTTGAGTCGTGTGTCCGAGCAGGTCTGAGGCGTCGGCCAGGCTCTCGATATCGGAGGCCGCCTTGGGGCGAATGTCCCGGAACTGGAACTGCATGATCTCCCTGGCCAAGTCTTGGTCACCCGCCTTGATCGCCTCCTCGGCCGCAGCCTTACGTGCGGTATCGAACCTGGTGCGAAGCATCTTCTCTGTCATCGGCTGGCCCTTCTCGTTGGTGACCAGCGCCGGAGAGTCGGAGGTGATCGACTCGATCAGGCGGCCGAGCTGCGTCATCTGCCCGTCGGCGCGGCGGAGCCGTATCCGGAGCTTGCGCGACGTCTTGTTCTGCCCCACCAGCAGGTAGTCCCCGGAAACGTCGCTCTTGCGCAGCTTCCTCACGTCAGCCGGGCGTTGGCCTGTCAAATACGCGAGGTCCATCGTCACCCGCAGATCGTCCGGGGCTTTCTCGTAGAGCGCCTTCCACACCTCGTCCGTGACGTACACATCGCGCGGCTGCTCCTTGTTCTTCTTCACCCCGCGACAGGGGTTTTCCATGCTGGTGATGCCCCACTCCCTGGCCATGTTGTAGGCGAAGGAAAGCAGGGTGATCTCTCTATTCGCTCGCACCTTGGCCGTCCTGGCGTCTCGGTACTGGGCGATGGTGCTCGGCGTAATGTCCTCTACCGGGGCTTCGTCAAAGGCGCCCAGCAGTTGGCGGATCATCTTCGAATACTCTTTCTGGGTCTTCGGCGCCTTCGTCGGAACCACGTCCCGCTCGAACCTGCGTAACAGATCGCCGACGGTCCGAGTGGTTGGCGGCACGGCCTTTCTCTCCAGCTTCGCCCACTTCTCCCGAGCCTCATCCAAGTCCGTGCCCAGCGGGATCTCCCTGCGCCTCCCCTCAGCATCCCGCCCGTCGTAGTAGTAGCCGACCCAGACCTTTCCTGACTTCATTGTCCGGGTACGCTTGATCATGCGAGGCGGAAGGCCCCGGTTCTTGTTGCTCCGCGGTCTCATCATCTAACCCTGGACAGGTCCAGGCTCCACTTCTCGGTTGCTTCCATCGTCGGCTTCACTCCGGCCAGCTTCAGGCGGGCATATACGCGCCCAACTATCGGGCGGTTCGCCGCGGTCACGGCGTACTTCCAGCCGTACCTGTTCAGCCACTCGATCTGCTTGCTCGGGTACTCGCGCCCAGTCAGCTCGGCGACTTCCTCTTCGGACAGGAACTCGGATACGGGGCTAGTAGAGCTTCCCATTCCCTATCTCCTCTTCGTTGCGCGCTACGGCCAGGCGTTGCGGTGCTTCGTGCCGCCTGCGGGCAACCAACTCACCGTCAACCACCTCGGCCGGTTCTTCCAGGCACACCTTCTCCAGGGCCTTGAGCGCAGCGCGGATGTAATTCGGTACGGCTACTGACTTTTGGTAGTGCTCGAGCAGCCGCTGCTTGCCGTCCTCCGTCACGCATTGGAAGTGGTCGAGAGCCTCTTTGGCGGTAGTGACGATTTCCTCTGGCTCTGCTCCTACCTCGCAACGAACCCAACCGATCAGGCGGCGCAGGTGGTTCATCTCGGCCCGGGTCAGCCGGCGCGCGGTCATCTGCCTACTCACCAATCACCTCCGGCTTTCGCTCAACCGTGCGGATCGATCCGTCCTGGCTGTGGACGGTGAGTGCGGGCCGCCGAATCTGCACAGTGCCGTTCGGCGCCATTTCCTGACGCGGGACTCCGTAAAAGGGCCCGCCCGGGGCGAACGGATCGGGGATTGCCGACGGGTTTTCAAGCAAGAACTTCTGAAACAGGTTCTGGACCGCTGCGGTAAGGGGCCCCGTGTTCCCTCGGTTGGAGCGGCCACTCTTGTGGTCTGCGCTGTCCTCGAACTCCCCACCAATCCAGAGCAGGCCGCCAACGACTCCGGCGTCGCCCGCGCAGACCTCGGCGGCCTCGGCACGGTGGGCATGATTCACCCCCAGGAGATCGCACAGGTCGTCAAACGACAGGGCCTGCTCGATCATTGCTGAGTTTCCGATAAGCCAGGCACCGCTCTCCTCCATGGCTTGTCTCGCAGCTCTGGTGCGATCCAGATATGCCGCTCGCTCGCGCTCAAGCGCCTGCTCGGTGAACGGTATGCCCTTGAGGAGCCTCCGACACACCTGGCGATACTCGGCGAAGCTGGTGTTGCGATCGGCATGCACCGCGCGGACGAACATCCGGAGGGCCGCCAAACGGACGCGCAGGTTACGGCGACTGTCGGCGTAGATATCGATCAGCCGGTGCAACGTTGCGCCCTTCATGACCGGCTCTCCTTGTTCGTGTCGCAGATCCGCAAGTCGACGCCGCAGGCCTGGACCAGTTCGGTCAACTCGCCGAGCTTGGTGTTGGGGTTCTGCATCGCCTGGCCCAGGCGGACCAACTGCTGGCCGAGGGTGGCGAGCGGGGTAGGGCGATACCCTGGTGGTGGTGGAATGTCGGAGCCTCTCATCACTGGCATACCTCCCAGATGAACAGGGTCTTGAACGGCTGGAGCGCGGTGCCGGCGGCAACCGCAGCCAGGCCAAACAGCGCGACGAGTGCGATGGCGGTCAGTGCTTTTCTCATGCATCACCCAGTAGGAGTCGCATCGCCGCGTAGGTTTCGGGGGCTCCCCTGCTGCGTTGCCAGTCCAGCCCAGCTTCTTGCAGGAAAAGGTTGGTGAGCTTTCCCCAACTGCTCGCCAGTGCGGCCCACTCCTGGCTGTGCTGGGCCATCTCGCGGATGCGTGGCGCCCATTCAGGGATCAGGTTCAGCAGAAGCAGGCAGCGATTCAGATCATCCGGGTCATGGGGATAGGCCGCGTGATGGCGTTCCATGGGCAGACCGAGCATGTGATCGTGGATGGCCCGCGAAGACGCTCCCACTTGACCGTCCCTCAGCCATCTCGCGGCCCGCTCCTCGATGGTGCTGCCGGTACCGGGCATGCTGGTGTCGTAGCCCAGCGGGCAGCCGGCGTTATCCAGGGCTTTGACGCAGGCATCATCGAAACTTGCCAGGTCAACCCGGCCCTGAATCAGGTCGTTCATTACCGGGGTGATAGCGTCGAGCTGGCGCTGGTTGAGGGCATGGCCCTTGAGGGTGATGCTCATGCGTCACCGCCTTCCGCCGGCGCGGTCCAATTGTGAATGGCCAGTTCCACACGGTCGGTAGCGACGTCAACGCCTGCGCACAGAACCTCGGCCGACCATTTCGCCATGGCAGCATCGATGGCCTCGTCCAGATCAGCCTCTACCAGGAGGTTGCCGTCCTTGTCCCGCGGGAGAAGGTTGACGACGCTCTTGTCCATGCGATTGACCTCGCGGGCCAGGTCCGATGCGTAGAGAGCCGTGTTGCGCAGCCACAGGTAGCGCTTGGCGTTCTCGGCCTGCACTTCCCGCTCCAGCATCTGGTCCATCTCGACGCAGTCCTGGCACTGGCCATGCTGGCGAATGAAGGCCGCTTCGACGCTGTCCCCGGCGAACCAGTGGTTGCAGCGGCAGAAGGCCGGATCGACTGGTTGTTGCTGGCGCTTCATCTCGGTGACCACCACCTCGACGGCCTCGATCACCGGCACGCCGACGTAGCCGTCCTCGATTGCCACGCGATCAAGCCAGCGCACCAGAGTTTGGAGGCTTTCGGCCAGTTTGCTGTCGCCCGATCCCGGCGCGGGGTGGGGTCGCTCGCCGGCATTACCCGGTCCGGAAACAGGTTCGCCGCCAGGATTGCCCGGTTCGGAACTCGCTCCAGCGCCGTCCAGCGCGGCCAGTGCGATCTCTCGCATGTTCGCCGCCGGCATGTTGTCCTGCTCGGGACAGGGGTACTCGGCGATGGTGCGGAGCGCCAGGACGGCGCGCTCGAGCGGATGCTCTTCTGCAGCCTCGGCGCCGGCCAGGTGCTTCGCTACCGTTTCCCGGATGACGCGCAGCGCGTTCATGGCCTGGAGCGAGCTACCGTCCTGGCCGAGCTTGGCGGTCAGGTCGATCTGTTTAAACAGGGCATGGGTCATAGGTCACCCCCTTGCTCGGCGCTGCGCACTGCCTGGTAGGCGAGGGCGTAGCAAGCCATTTGCACCAGCAGGCTCGAAGCCGCGAGTGCAGGGTGATCTGTGAGGGCCAGGGCCGCCACGTGCAGAGCGCCGGTAGGGATGGAGAGCCAAGGGCGGGCGAGCAGGTTCGCGGCTCCTTGCTCCTTGATGCCGCCGGCGAATATCAGCAGCCAGCAGAGAACGTTCGTGGCCGCCGCCACATAGAAGGCGAACTGGTGAAGCGACCCCTGACCGAAGTACAGGCACGCGCTGAGCAGCAGGCTGATCGCGGTGCCGATGAGTGCTTGCTTCATGGTCAGTGCCCTCCGGTGGCAGCGGTCAGAGCATCGAGGAGCGCTTGCTTCCGGCGCTGACCGTGCAGGTACTCGCGCAGGGCGATGATGACCACGCTGTTCATGCTGCGTTCATCGCGCCTGGCCTCGGCTTCCACCTCGGCCCTCAGGCCGTCCGGCAGTCGGACAACGAACTTGTCCATGTCCCGGCTGGTGCTGGCCGGCAGTTCGGTTACAACGGTTGCTCGTTTCATGATCAGCCCCCCCGCCTTCACGAACCGGTGGTTGTCATCCAGCTTGTAGGCAACACCTGGCTCAAGGCCGTCTTCGCCGATATAGCCGATGACGGTGCGGTACCGTTCGGTCTTTTCGTCCCAGTAGCGGATTTGGATCTCGCCTTTCTTCCCGGCGGTGGCGGTGCCCTTGTACCCGGCGGTGGCGGTGCCCTTGTACCCGGCGGTGGCGGTGCCCTTGTACCCGGCGGTGGCGGTGCCCTCGTTCCCGGCGGTGGCGGTGCCCTCGTTCCCGGCGGTGGCGGTGCCCCAGTCCCCGGCGGTGGCGGTGCCCTTGTACCCGGCGGTGGCGGTGCCCTCGTTCCCGGCGGTGGCGGTGCCCCAGTCCCCGGCGGTGGCGGTGCCCTTGTACCCGGCGGTGGCGGTGCCCTTGTACCCGGCGGTGGCGGTGCCCTTGTACCCGGCGGTGGCGGTGCCCTCGTTCCCGGCGGTGGCGGTGCCCCAGTCCCCGGCGGTGGCGGTGCCCTTGTACCCGGCGGTGGCGGTGCCCTCGTTCCCGGCGGTGGCGGTGCCCTTGTACCCGGCGGTGGCGGTGCCCTTGTACCCGGCGGTGGCGGTGCCCTTGTACCCGGCGGTGGCGGTGCCCTTGTACCCGGCGGTGGCGGTGCCCTCGTTCCCGGCGGTGGCGGTGCCCTCGTTCCCGGCGGTGGCGGTGCCCCAGTCCCCGGCGGTGGCGGTGCCCTTGTACCCGGCGGTGGCGGTGCCATATGCGCCCACCTGGCAGAGCTCCTTATCGCCGGCCTGTAGGGTGGCGCCGATCACTGCAACGCCAGCCGCGCGGGGTTCGTTTGCGATCAGGAATTGGGTTGCGCTTGCCTTGTCCCCGATATGGCGGATGGTGCAGCGAGGAAACTTCACCTTGCCGCCGAGCGCGATCAGGTCGGAGAGACCCACCTCAACCACCAGCCACTTCGCATCGGCGTCGCCGACAGTGCTACTGCAACCATGGTCGCCCTGGCCGAACAGCCAGCCATGCAGGCCGTGACCGCACTTGTTGTCCTTCTTCCAGTCCGGGGCTTCGACTACCGCTCCGATCTTGTCTGGCCACTGAAACCCGCCGTGGCTGGTGAGATCAGCACTGCAGGTCCTGAGGATGAGAGCGGTGCCTTGCTTCTTGGTCTTTGCTTTGGTGGTCATGCTTTTCTCCAGTGGCGCCATCGCTGGCGCCGGATCGATGGTCGCTATTTGCTGATGCCGATGAAGGGAAGCGGGGAGCCGCTGGCCATGTAGGTGGGCAGCTTTCCGTCCCACTTCTCGACGGCATTGAGGGTCACGACGTCGGGGTTCGAGCGCAGCGCCTGGGCGCGGATCTCGATCGCCTTCGCGTCGGCGGTGGCCAGGGTCAGCTTCGCGTCCGCCTCCCCTTGGGCCCGAGCGCGTTCCTTGTCGGCTTCTGCCTTGGCTTGGGCGACCTCGTTACGGCGCTGCTCGGCCATCTGGGTGGCCTGGATCTTCGCGTTCAGGCTCTGCGTAACCTGCGGCGGGAGGACCAGGTCGGATGCGTAGTAGATGCGCTCGATGTTGATGCCGATGGGCGCCACCTGGTCGCGCACGCGCTTCTCGACGGCCAGCAGCAGGTCCGCCTTACCGGCGCCATAGACGCTCTCGACTGGAAGCTTCGAGGCAACATCGTTGAAGGCATCGCGCACCATGTTCCGCAGGAACTTGTTCGTGATTTCGTCGATTCCCGCCCGGTACTTCTGGAACAGCGTCGTCACCTTGTCGGGGGATACCGAGTAGGTGATGCCGACGGCGCCGCCAACCTTCATACCCTCAACGGTCTGGAAGCTGATCGCTTCCTCGCCGCCCCAGGTTTCGGTCTGCGTGAAGGTGGGGAACAGGTAGAGTTCCTCGTTCACGCCTACCCAGTAGCGCCCAGTTCCGACCTCGCGCGTCTCCACGCCCTTCTCGGAGCCGTAGAGGTTGACGATCACGCCGACGTTGCCGGCAGGCACCTTCGAACAGCCCGCCAGGAGGGCGAGCAGGCACAGCATTGCAGCAGCGGGAATCCGCTTCATTGGTCTTTCTCCTTGCTGGTGGTGGCCGCTTCTTCGCGGCGGGTGTTGGCGAGGTGGATGCCGAGGCAGACCGAGGCGATCAACCAGACGCCGGGGATGGCGAATCCCGCGAAGACCAGAACATCGTCGCGACTGCTGACCAGGGCCGGCCCAATGCCGCCCACCAGGGCGACGGACACCCTGCATAGACCAGCAGCGCGATACAGATCAGGAAGAGCTTCCCGGGCTTGATGAGAGGTTTGTTGTCCATGCTTTCCTCCAGGCAAGCCGATGGCCTGCCGCGGTTGTTGGCTTTCGCGAAAATCGGTTGGTTACTGCTGGGCTGCTTCGGCGCGTTCGGTCTGCCGCGTCAGATCAGCCCTCTCTGTTGCAGGTCGTTCAGTTCTGCGTCCGCAAATGCGGCCGCTGCCTTCAGGTCTGCCACCGTAAGCTCGTCGACCGACTTTCCCAGGCCCTGGATGTGCCGGGCGAAAGCGCGCTGTGCCGGCCCGTTGTAGCCATGGCAGAAGTCGGCAGCGGCGCGCAGTTCACCGTCGAGCTGTAGCGCCAGGATGTTGAGAGGATCGTTTCTGTCCCAGGCCATGATCACGCCACCCAGGCCACGCCATCGCGGCGAGCAGTCAGGCGAGTTTCGATCTTCCTTTCGCCGCCACGACGGCTGCGCATCATGTGGTCATCGTTGAGCAGTGGCTGACCGGCGACGAGGAAGGCAAGGGCGATCACGGCGGGCGAGATAAGCCCGCGGCGCATGGCCTCGGCCACCAGAGCGGCACGGCGGGTTACCCCGAGCTTGGTGGTCGCCGCCAAGACGCGCTTACCCACCGTGCCCGGCTGCATGCCCAGATCGCGAGCCAGCTCCTTCGAGGTACGACCCGCAGCGATGCCCAGGACGCACTGAAGCTCACGCAGGGACAGGCCCTTGCCGAGGAAGCCGGTGAAACCATGTGCGGTGATGGTGGCGGTTGTCATGTGCTACTCCGTGCTTTAGAGCCAAAAAGGTACATAATGCAAATCAATCTAGTACCTTAAAGGTACACTGTCAATTGCAAAATGTACCTATGAATCAGAATGGCAAGAGCGGAGTCTTTGAGGCGGGGCGTGAAGCTGGTGTAGGGGCACAGAAAGAAAGAGGGAGGGCTACGAGTAGGTGCAGGCCGAGACGGACGGTATCGACCTGGTGTTCAACGACGACGGCACCGTGACGCTGAGGTGGGATAGGCAGGAGCCGGAGGGGTAGGGCGGAAATCAAAAGCCCCGCAGATGCGGGGCCATTGGACGATCTCTTTCTGTTACGCCCTCATTTTTTCGAGGAACTCCTTCACCGGAGCGGTGCTGGATTCGCTAACAGTTTCCTCGGAAGATTCGATTTCATTCAGTCGCTGACAAATGATTTTCTTGATCTCGGACCGAGCAAACCGATTGAGTAGGTCGCGGATCATCGGCTGATAGCCGACTCCGTGGTACTCGGCAATCTTCTTGAGATCGTTTACTAATTGCTTTTGTAGGCGAATGGAAATCAGTTGGAGCCGAGCGCGTCATCCACCTCTTGCTTTGAGCCAGTGGAGACTTGGGCGTGCGCTTCGGTCGTCCCGAGCTCGCCGCTTT